AATTAATGTCTTGACTTTATTATAATTTACAGTATTATCAGAATTAAATGCTAATTTTTTAATCTTATCCAATACTTCTTTAGTAGCAGAATATGTATCAGAAATTTTAACAAATTCATTACCATATAATTTATTAGCAACTTCACTCATATCTGAATATAATTTATTAGCTAATGACCCAGTTCTATCAATTCCAACTTTAGCAGCGTCAAATGGTGCTTTGTACCCTATTTCAGTTCTAGCTTCTTTAATGGCTTGGGCTTTTGCTAAATTAAAAGCTTCATCAATTTGGCCTCTAGCTTCTGGTGCTAATTTTTGTAATGCTTCTTCAATTGTTTTTCTAGTACCGATATTTACAGCACCTCTAACATCTAAAGTTTTTTCAGCAGCAGTTAAAGATTTTAAAAATGAAGCATCATAAGATTCTGGGTTTAATCTCATTGTATTTCTAGCTTCTTTAATTAAATCTATCATTTGTTGTTTAGCTAACATTACTTCAGACTGGTCTATATTTTTTAAAATAGAATTAAATTTAGTATCGTAAATACCTTTAATATCTTCTTTTACTAATTTACTTAATGATGTTAAATCTTCAGCAGTTGTTTTTATTGTAACCTCTTCAATATCTTTTGACATAGATAAAGCAAGTTGTCTTAATTCTGGATCTTTTGTTAAATTATTAAATACTTGTTGTTGCTCTGGTGTCATATCAGCAATTTTAGTTGTTATTTTACCAATACCAGCATTTGTTAAGTCAGTTGCGGCTTTAGTTCCAGAACTAAATAAATCAGCAATTTTGGGAGCTGCTATACCTAGTACTGGGTTTGCTATTGCACCTAATAAAGCACCAGTTCCAATATGGCCTAATAATATTTCACTTGCTCTTGATGGATCTCCAAATGATGCTTCAGTAATTCCAAGTGGTACACTTGATACTGCACCCATTGCTGCACCTTCAGCTCCTAATGCAGCTACTTTTCCTAAACCACCAGCAGCAGCACCAGCAGCTTTACCAGCAGTATTAGCAACTAGACCAGCAGGTGTAAAATTAGTAACTACACCAGCTACATCACCAATCATAGAAGAAATTGGATGTGATTCAGTTAATCCTTGAAAATATTCTCCAGCTTTAGTTCCAGATGCAGCTAATGCAGGTAATCCAAATAATCCGCTATTGATTAATGAAGCAGTACCTGCCATTACATTACCAGTCATTCCTGATAATTCTGGATGCAATCTATTAAATGATTCCCCTTTAGTCTCAAAACGAAAACCATTTTCTAATAAACCAGTTAATTGTTGATTAATATCTCCATTTTGAGGATCTAATTGAAATGCTTCTTTATTATCTTGTCCACGTAAAATAAGAGAACTTCCATTTTCTAATTTATAATTACCAGATTTAATTGCATTATATAAATTTTGAGGGTTTGATTCTTGATATCTTGTACCTTCATTATCCACTAAAATTGGCATTAATCACCTCTATTACTTTGGCACGTCTATAGGTTTAGCCCCTAATTTAGTTGGGTCAAAGCTTTTTTGTTGTACTTTTGGAACTAATCTTTTATCTAATGATTCAATAAATGTAGAATCAGTAGGTGTACCATGAGAAGCACTAAATTGTAAACTTAAATTACGCATTAATGGAAATTGATCTTTTGTTTCTTGATACCGTGTAATAGCATCAGCTTCAAAAAGTTTTTCAGCATTTTTAATTAAAGTTAATTCTTCAGCATCACCTAATCCAGCTTTTTCTATTCCATAGTCTTTTAACTTTTGAGCAATATTTCTAACTGATGGATCAAATTTAGAAGGGTCATAGGATCCCTGTTTTAATTTGTCTGCAATTAATTTAATTGTAGCAGCTTTCCCATTTCCTGTATCTACAAAATCTTTTACTAATTTATAATCTCTCATTGCAGTATTATAAGCACCTAATTTTGTAGTAGGGTCTTTTGCTTGAGATGATGCCCACTCTGGTGTATATTCAGCTTTTGGTACAGCAGCAGTAGTTGATTCTGCTGTTTGAGTAGCCATTTTACTAATTACATCTCTATAAGTTGCTTCTTTAGATTGTTCTAATCTATATTTAGCATCCGCTAAAGCTGGTGTCATTTGATTACCCATCTTTTGCATCATTCTTTCAGCCGCATCTTCAATAGCAAAAGTTCTTCCAATTTTATACATTTCAAATTGTTGATTAGCTGCATTAATTAATTTAGATTTTTGATCAATACTTAATTGAGTATTTTGTATATTTTTTAATTTTGCATCATAATTCATTTGTTGCAATTTCATATCATTATCCATAGCATTTTGTAGTATATCCCATGCTACGTTTTTAGATCCAGTTAATGATGCTCCATATTGCCCTAATGCAACACCTAAAGCCATCCCTATTTTAGATTCTGTAGATTTATCTGCCCAATAATTTTTAAATTGATGATTTTTTAATTCAGCTATTTGGTTATCTAAATCTTGAGCTTGTTTTCTCATCTCTGACATGCGAGCTTGATTATTTGCTTGCAATTGTGCAAATTGTTGTTCAGGAGTTCCTAATTTTTTATCTATTTGTTGTTTGGCTTGACCTTGAGCAACTCCTAAATCTTGTAAATATTTTCCATAATCATTAGCTGATTGTAAACTTTCATTACCACTCATTTCTAAGCGTTGTTTAGTTTTTTCATCAGTACCTTGTTGTTGTATAGTTGATTGCATTACTCTAGGTGCTGGTGGTGTATATGCTTGTTCTGGCTGCGCTGGTTGTTCTGGTTGAGCAACTGGTGCATTATTTTGAGGTAATTCAACTTTAGGTAATGGTTTAATAGCTGGTTGCGCAGGAGCTGCAACAGGTGTTTGAGTTGTTTGAGTTGTTTGATTTTGTTCTGGTGCTGGAGCTACTGCATTACTACTTAATATAGCATCCATACCTTTATTTAAAAAATCTAATAATGAGTCTGCCATAATTACACCATATTCTTGTTAGAAGCTGCATTTGGGTCAGTAATTGTACCTGGGGTTGCACCTGGTGCAGCACTATTAAATGCCCCAGCAGCTATACCAGCAGTTAATCCAGATCCAGCAGCACCAATTAAAGCATTAAATTGATTTTGTTGAGTTTGATAATCGGCTAACTTGTTTTGATTTTGTATTTGAGCAGCACTTGTTTGTACTCCTCCAGCTTGTCCAGCGGCATTATTATAATTATTAGAATATAAACTTTGTAAATTTGTACCAATATTTGACAATTCGCCACGTGCTTGGGCAATTTCATTTGCTCTTAATAATGCAGCATTTCTTACAGCCTGAGCTTGTTGTTGATTAAAAGCATCCATAGCACTTCTATAAGCTAATGCAGAATCTACTGGAGCTGATTGTGCAGCAGAGTTTGCAGCAGCAATATTTTGATCAAGTCCTTGATTAAATAAAATTTGGGCTTGTGAAGGTGTTTTTCCAGCTAGTACATCACGGGCAGCTTGAGCAGCTTCATTAGAATATCCATATCCTGTATCAATTCGTCCTTGGTTTTGTCTTTGATACTGATCTAAAGACATACCGCCAAATGCTCCAGCTTTTTCTAAATTATTTAATCTATCTTCAAAAGAGGGTGCATCTGGAGCATCTTCCCCTGAGCCAATTAATCCCAATGTAGCTACACTAAGTCCCGATTGAACTACATTTCTACCTTTAGATAAATTATTAACAGATTTTTTAAGATTACTGACCGGATTATTGGCACCACCCATTTTATACCTCTATGATAAAATATAGCATGTTGTCTTTATAATGTGAAATTTTCATCCCCCTAGCATATAATCCTTTTATAGATATATCTCTAGTAGGTGTATTAAGATCAACAGAGCCTAATACTTTATTTATACCCATTTCTTTAGTAATAGCAAGTACTTTATCCCATAACTCAACAGCTTTGTGGGATTGTCGTGCCTCTGGAATAATATATACATCTTCTATGTATACCATATTTTCCTCTTTGAGAATATGATAAGTAATAAAACCATACTCGTTTTCAATACATTCACCGTTTCTACGTTCTTTTAAATACTGTGCATATAAACTCATATTAACTTCCTGATATTCTACCTGATTGTTTTCTTTGCAATGTATGGCTAGAAACACCAGCTACAAAATTCAATCCTAATATACCACACATTTTACCAATACTGTTACCATTATTATAAACAACTATTTCAACAGATACAGATTCACATTCTTGATATTTAGGTTGCAATTCTGGATAATAAACTGAATTATATCCAGTATCTCCACCATAAGTAACTCCAGAACCATAAGTACCACTTCCGTATAAATCATTTGAACTAGTTATAGAACTTGATTGAGTATCAAATACTTCTGAGTACCTTGGTTCATTATTATAATATAACCTAAATGCTATTTTATGGTCAGTAAAATATTTTAAAATAGGATGGATACTATAAACTCTTTGAACTGATAATGGCATAAGTCTAAACCATCCAGTTTTTAAAGTCATAGTAATAGGGGCACTATCTACAGAATAATTATCATTTTCTTGTCTTAAATACCCATCTGCTTTAGTAAAATATTCATATCCGTTTACTATTACACCAGATGTAGCACCGTAATATTCCCATTCATACCATGAGTTATTTATATAATCAAAAACCCAACATGTATTAGATAAGTGAAGTCTTAAATGTTTTAATCTTTCAACATATATAATATAATTAATATCTGATGGATTCATTCTATCATTAATAGGTTTTGCAAAGTTATTTAATGACCCATCATATTGTAATAATTGAATACCAAACCTACTCATAAAGAAAATCCCATTTACTGTTTCATAAATAGTTCTATATGAAGTAGATGTAATATTATTTATAACTTTTCTAATAGGTTGTAAAGTGCTTCCACTACCAGTATTTAATGCAGGGGATCCAGTAATTACATAAATTCCATTATCTTTAAATACTGCCGTAGTATTTCCATATTCCGCTAACCCAACTACTTGACCACCTTCTAAAGTATCATAAAATAATTCAGAAGCGGTTTTAACAGCTTGAAATTGATTAGATAATTGACTATAATATAATAATCTTCTATTTTCACATATTCCAAACCATAATCTACCATTTAAATTTTTAACTACTTTACATGCTGGGAAAATTGCATTTTCTAATAAATTTCCAGTAGTATATAATTGTTGATTAGATATGATTGTTGTATCCGCTAAAGTATCAACAATATCAATAAATGTATTAGTACTTGGAGTTATTATATTAGGAGATGATAAAGAACTTACTTTATAGTAAATTGTTCCTCCGTTTGTTGTCCTATAAAGTGATACAGTTATAGAATCTTTTTCACTTATAACAACAGAAGGTACTCTAATAGTTGTTTTTTGAGTAGAAGTACCGCCTGATAATACTATTTGTAAAGCGGTTGAAGTTTTAGATTCATGTAATCTACCAGTGGCATCATAATATTCAAATACTGCTTTATAGTTGTATGTGCCATCACTTATAAAACCAGTTGTTGTAGCTGAAGCATTTAATGATAAATTTTCTGGATATAACGTAAACCCAGCTTCATGAACAACTTTACCATCAAATACTTTTGGTATACCACCAGAAATATATAATGAATCATTCATTTCAACAGATGTTCTATAATTTACTTGTTCTAATTTATTTAATATAATACCAGATAATGTAGTAAAAACTCCAGATTCTGAGGTTAATCTACCTTTATTTAATAACATTGAATAAATATATGAATTAATGGTTTGAGTTGTAGTTGGAAAATCTAATTGAGCAGTTGTAGATGTATCTCCAGCAATACCTACAGAAAATTGAGCATTTATTTTACTATTAGACCCTAAAGCAAAATAAGAAGATTGTAATGATGATTTATAAATACATAATACTACTGGATTTCCAGCATAATTTAAAAATGCACTACCTGCAATCATTGCTCCTGTAAATATTTGAGATACAGATGAACTTGAAGAACTTTTTGCTATAGAGCATGTAAATAATTTACCATAATTATATGTAGCATTAATCTCATCAACAAATACTTGAACAGTACTTGCAGCAGTTCTAATTGCAGTAATTGCATTAGATGTAGTAGATGATGTAATTGTACCTAATGATTGAATACTAGTTAATCCTACAAAGTCAGATCCATACCATTTACTTTTTATATTATTTGTAGATAATTCATTATAGCATACTACAAAATCTGTATCAACACGAGTTAAAGATAATGCTTTTTGAATTGAGATTGTTGTATCTGTAATAGAATCATAATATCCTGCTGCTGAAGTAGCTAATGTATTAGTTCTTGTTATGTGAAACAATCCTAATTTATCGGCAGTTGTAGCATATCCAACAGTAACTCCATCTCCTGATAAATATTGAATAACCGAAATTGCAACATTGGAAGAACGTAAATTTGATTTCATTGTTACTGGAGACGATAATGTACTTGTATTTAAATTATAAAAATAACTTATAATTTCATTTGTAGAAGGTTTTGCAGCTACTATTACATAACTATTAGTAGTTGACACATAACAAACTCTAGCTTGAGTTAATAAAGAATCTATTAAAGTAGGTGCTACAATATATGATTTTTTAGTTGTATCATAAATTGAATAAACTAAACCTCTAGTATTTTCGTACCAAACAATACATGCAACTCCAGTTAATGGGTTTGTGTAAGAATCTTGATTAGTTACTGTTAATGAACTAGAACGGTATACTCCTTCACTTTCAACACCTAATGTATCAATTTTTCCTATTTCATTAAATTTATTTAATCCTGAATAAGTGTATAATGATGATCCATTAGAAGTTAAAAACGTCCCTTTATAAGAATATGTATTAGATAAATTATAAGAATTTAATTCATCTAGTTTTGAATACCCATTACAAGATTCAAACATCATATCTTGATTAAACCAGCCATTTTTAGCAGTTTGTAATATTTTAATATCTTTTAAATCATCTACAGTATTATCATCAATACCTTTTGCAAATGGTACTGGTATTGTGTGTTGTTTTAATCCTGGGCGCATACTTTACCCCATTAATATTCTATCTTCAATTTCTTGTCTGATAGATTTTTGTAATTCATTTAAATTTAATGTAATTTCTTTTGATTCAATAAAACTAATTGGAGTATTATTATCAAATTCTAAAACTTCTATTAAAAATGTTTCAGTCATAGATAATTCTGGAATTACCAATAATTCACCTTTGTATGTTTCTAAATATTTAGTACCTAGTGTATCTTTATCAATAATTTGACCTATTTTAATCATAATTAACTCCAGCTAGCAATTGGTATTTTAATAGTTCCTGCAATTCTTTGAGGTTCTGTATTACCCCAAATTACGTTACCGTTTACTGCAACTAAGTTACCACCAGCACCATTTGCACCAGCACCAAAATAAATTAAGTTATTTACCGTTGAATCAATTAATACTGACCATGCAGAGTTAACACCTGTTAAACTTCTGTAGCCCATACCAATACAATCTAAAATACCACCAGTATTTGCAATTACTTGAGTTGTATCAATTAATAAAGCACTACCGTTTACAGTAGGTAGAGTAATACTTCCCAAAGAAGCAGCAGCAGTACCTGAAGTAAATCCACCTTTTATAAGTAAATCTTTACCTTCACGTTTATAATAAAATAAAATATTTGTAGCTGTTCCAGCTCCTGTAATTGTAGGGGTATATGCAGTCCATTGACTAAATGCAACAGTTCCTTGACTTGATACAGTAGCTGGAGCTAATTCTGTACCACCAATAGCTGAATATTTAGCTACACGCCATTTAATGTTAGCAAAGCCACCACTATTCCATGCAGAACCTGCACCACCATATGAAGCAGCATTTGAATCTGCGTATCTACCAAATGTAACATCTAATTGAGTATTTGAACCAGAGACGGCAGAATATCCAATACCCCGAGTAGAAGCATCAAACATAAATGGAGTTATACCAAAACCACCTGCATTATATGTACCACTTACAGGTATCCAGTTTCTTACACCACCTTGTAAATCACCTATTTCTATTACAATTCTATCTGTAGGTTGAATTGGTGTTGAAAATTGTATACGTTTTTTTCTTGTTGTAGTTAAAGCAGTTACGCCAATTACACCAGTAGATCCTCCTGCACCTTGTACAAATGAAGTCGTATCATCAGCATCAGTTGAAGAGCTGTTTGAGGCATATTCTATTGAGCCATTTGTAGATGATAATGTAATACCACTTGACCATTGAGTTATTGGTACAGAAAATTCTAAATAAACAAATACGTTTGCTCCTGCACCAGTTGATGTTGCTTTTGCATAAGCATTAGACCCAACTTGTGTAGCTACAAATATTTGACTATTTGTAGAACCATCATAAAATAAATCACCAGCCCATGAGTTTGCATAAGTTGCTTGTGCTGCACCTGGATTAAACCATACCCATGTACCAACTTTTGAACCACTGGCATTTGAACTCATTTTCGTTGTATCTATTGTTAAACCAGATGGTAATGAAATAGATAATGCAGAACCTGTATTTGTCCCATATTGAAACCCAATACGAGCATGTAATCTATCGCCATTTCTCCATGAAGTATAACTTGAGTTTGAAATTGTACCCCAGTTATTTGGAGTATATGTATATGATGTTAATGTATCACTTATTGCAGAAACTTGTGGACGAATAATTGAATTTACTGTCATTGCATCTAATGTAATATCATATGCTAATGCACTTGTTGATGCAACATGAACTAATATTCTATATTGTGTACCAGTTGTTAATGCAATTGCTCTACTGAATTGTCCATTTGTTCCTGTAGGTATTGCAGTTACTAATGGTAACATTGTTGAATTTGTTACATCATAAATATATAAGTTTGCATCACCAGAAGCAAAGTTTGCACTAGCTGATACATCAAAATTTATTGATTGTACAGTACTTTTATCAACAGTATCGATTATCAAATCAAATGCAACACCATTACCTTGCCTATTTGCAGCATCTTTTGATAATTTATAAGATACAGCCCCACGTAATGTACCTGATGTTACAGCAGCAAAAGTCATACCAGTTGTAGTACCACCAGTACCATCTACTGGTACAGCAGCAGAGTCATTATATAATGTACCACCTGCTAAATTTATTGAATAAACTGGAAGTCCAGAAGAACCACCGCCAGTACCACCTACAACGTTCCATAAAGAAGTTGCAGCATCATAAATTAATATTAATGAAGCATTATTTTCAACAGTAATTGCTGCTCCAGTACCTGTCAAAATTCTATTTGCAGCACTTGAAGATGAATCATTATTATTTATTGTTAATTGGAATCCTGTTTTATTTAATAATACTAAAATTTTTCCATCAGCACCATTTGCAAAACCAGTTACAGTTGTTGCTGCTGCTCCAGTAAATGAAAAATAAGATTTTGCTGATGTTGATACATCATTTAATGTACCTGTAGATGAGTTTGCAGATCCTTTTTGAATTCCTAAATCATATAATGCTTGTACAAAACCAGAACTATTTACTGTTAATCTATCTGTATCATTTGTTTTTATAATTGCACTATAAGCATCTTTTGTACCAAATCTTACGTTTGCACCACGTTGGTTACCATTATCTAATAATACTTGACCTGTAGTTAAAGTACTTACAGAAATTGCCCCACCTGATGTTATTTGAACTATATTACTAGCATTATCTATATAATATAATTCTCCATTTTTAACAAATAAGCAATTTGTAGCTGAGACGTTAGAAACTTGAGATGAATAATTTGTAGATTTTACATTTGTTGCACTATTATTTGCAAAAGTTAAATCTGCATTGATATTTAAACCACCAGTAGGGACTTTTACACCTTTTCCTGTAGTATGATCATGTGCATCTAAAACTGTAATATTTAATTGTTCATTTGTAGCAGCGGCATTATCTGTATCAACACCAACTGAGGATTGATTTAAATTTAAATTTGAAGTAGCCATAGTTAAAACACCCAAAGGTCAATAGTTGTACTTACGGAAGTACGCACTGTTATGGTTAATGTGTTAGAAGATACAAATTTTAAATCACAAAAAGCAAGTTTTTTAGTAATTAAATAACCATTTGGAACTCTACCCAATCCGTGGTTAATGACTGTATCTACTGATGATAGTACAGAAATATTCTTATTTAGTCTACCATTAAAAATAGGGTTAGTAGATAAAGAATTTATTATATCTTTTAATGCTAATGATTTATCATCTAATGAGGTATTTATAAAATCTAGCATTTATACCTCAAACATCATAATAAGTTACATCAGTTATAGATATAGCATTTTCAAAATCTCGTGGTTGAATACTATTAACCATTCTTTGTAATGCAGCCATTGCAGCATTTGCATATGGTGTATAGTCTTTTTCTTCTTTCATTCTAATCATTGTAGCAGCTTTATTTACTATATATTGTTCAAAACCTGCAACACCATCTACAGTAGTAGAATCACTTACATATTTTGGAGGTGCTGGGACATAATATACGGTAACAGTAAAAGTTGCATTTGGGGTAGGTAAAAAATATAAAGAATTCCCATAAAAGGCATATTCAACTGGGGTACTTTGGTAATTTGTTGTTATATTATATTTATTTCTACTTTCCCATGGAACTTGATCCATTTGATATCTAAATCCATTTCTTACAGCATCAACTCCTTTTAATTTATACCAGTCAGTTGGTAAAGAGTATGTATTTACTCCGGCAGTTAATGTTAATGTTGTAGATGAAATAAAATAATTTTCATTTGTGTTTACTAAAATATCATACATGTCAGAATAAGCTTCTTCAATCATAGTATCAATTTCAGAATCAGTTACAAATTGGCTTTTTTCTTTATTAACTCTTTGTCTTATTCTAGTGCGTATTTCAGCCCATGTATAGGTTCTCATTTAGATTTACTCCAATAAAAATATGGTAGCATCTTTTGGATACTACCATATTTGGTTATGAGTTCAAGTAATTAATTAGTTTAATTCACGAACTACTATTTTAACATATAATACAGATCCAGATGCTGCATCAGTTGGAGTTGCAACTGCTAATGTACGAAATTGTACAGTTTTGTTAGAAACAGAAATAGCAGTTAATTGAGTTTTAATATCAGCAGCAGATGCTAATTGAGCAGTAATATGTACATATTCAACAGCAGCAATTGGGTCAGCTAAAGTTATTGTATAGTCACCAGCAGAGTTTCTAACAACAGAAGAAGCAATACCTCTAGTTGTTAAAGTTTCTGAAGTAATTGCAGCAGAACCTAAAGTAATTGACCCTGTAAGAGTTTTAACTCCTCCCATGTGGGCAATTTGTGGGTAACCTTGTCTAGCCATAGTTTAATTTCTCCTAAAAGAGAGTTAACTCACCTATTATGGTAAGTTAACTATTACGTTTTTGCTTGGATCTTTACATACTAATTGGAAGTATGATTTCAAGCGAACAAGTTTACCATCAGAAGTAATATCAACAACTGACTCACGTCCTTCGTCAATTCTTAATCCAGAAGCCAATTCTCCGTTAGTGTGTAATTCAAGTGTATCTAATGCAAGAACAAATGCTTTTGATTTAGGAACATGTAAGTCGGAAACAACTGTAAGTCCTTCAAATTGCATTGCTTTGTAAGAGATATTTGCACCTTCAATAGAGCTTGGAATATCTTTGTAATAAACAGTTTTATTTTCAAGTTCTTTTTTAAGTGTTTTAACATCAGCAGGGTTCATGAATATAGTTGGGTCTTTAGATCCGTATACTTCAACTTTTTCAGCAGCATCAATAAGGGAGTTAACAATAGATGCAGAACCAGTAACAACATGTCCAGCAAGTTTTGTTGGATCTACAGTACGGTCAACACCAAAGTGAGAAGTAGAAGAAACAGTAGAACCTTTAATCCAGTCTTGAAGACCAGCAACAGTAGCGTTTAAGTTACCTGCTGGGAATACCCAGTCACCAGTAGTTAAAGAAGTAATTGTTGAGTCAACAGCAGCAGCAGCACCACCACGAGAAGCAGCACAAGTAATTACACCGGATTCGCGGTTTATAGAAATGATGTAAACTTTAGCACCAGAGGCACGAATAGTACCAGGAACTCCGGAAGAGTTTGCAGCAAATTGAAGTGCATCACCAATTTCAAAAATTGGGTGTTGGTATGGATCTTGAAGAGTAAAAGAAGTTGCAGTTGCAGAATAAGTAACTTGTCCAACTCCACCGTGCGCATTTCTGTACAAGAAGAAGTTTAGTCTTTCACCCATGCGTTTTTTCATAGATACGAGGTCAGCAGCAAATTCTTCATAGAAAGAACTCATGTCGCCATTAGCAAAACGTAAAGTTTTTTCGTTGATTTCAATTTGAGCGTTGTCTTCAGCAATACCACCTGAGTTTGAAGCAGAAGTAGTAGTGATTGTCCATTTTACACGTGAGCCTGGGTTAGTTCTTTCAGCATAAGCAGTATCAAAGTCAGCAGATAATCCACCAGCTTTAGCAATATCGCTTAAGTAAGAAATAGTTTTTCCTTCAAGGTCATCAATCTTTTTGATCATGCCAAGAATAGGTTTGTTTTCAAACATAATTTTGTTTGATGTTTTGAATAAGTCTTTTAGATTTTTTTGGACTTCCGCATTGGAAAGTAAAATACCAGTAATAGCCATTTTATGTGTTCCTTAAGTTTATATAAGTGACTTAAAGAACACCATGCCTTTATAGTCGTCTTATATTCGATGCTTTACGTTTTTCTTTTTCTTTAATAGATTTAAGCACATCTGCTAAATCCATATTAGAACGATCAGCAATACTTACAGAATCCACTAGCTTGGTTGTCTCTTCTATTTTATCTCCAATTGTCTTTAAAACTTCATTTGCTTTTGTAGACTCGACTGGAGCTTGAGGAGCTGGAGTATCTTCTTTTTTATATCTTGGAGCTATCTTACTGTCAAGTGATTTAATTGAAGAATATTTAAGTACTTTCTTTTCAATGACTTCAGCTAGTGCTTTTACAGCATCTTTATATGAAATGTTTTGATTTTCAACCATTGAAATAATTGTTTCTTCAACTGCCATGTCTTTTTCTTCTCTAGCAGTTTTTAAAATTTCATGAGCGTCTACAAGATCTGGATCTAATTTAGCAACATCAGATGTATCTAACCAATCTGATAATGTTTTCATAGTTTCCATTTTGCGTTTTTCATATACTTTTTGTTGTTCTTCTTTTGCTTTAATTTCTTCAGCACGTTTAATTTTATCTAATTCTTTTCTAATTTTTTCTTCAACTGATAATTGAGGTCGACCTTTAGCAATCTCAGCATAAAATTCTTCATCAGAGATTCCTGCACCATCTAATAATGACCATACATCTTTATTTTTTAATGCCTCAATAGCTTCTGGGGATAAACCTTCAATGTTTTTTAATAAACTTTGTTTGGCTCTAAATTCAGAAGCCATAGATTCACTTTCGGTATATTTTGATTGTAATTCACCTAATTTAGATTCATATTCAGCTATTTTTGCTTTTAAATCTGCCAGTTCTTTTATATTCATATCTTCAACTGGTTTAGACTCAATTGTTTTTGCTATATCTGCTGCTTGTTGATCAGTCGGCGTTTCTTCTGGTAAATTAACTTCAGCCGCAGGTGTTGCAGTCTCAGCAACAACAGGTGTTTCAATTTTTGTTTCTTGAATTTCGGACATAAATCTTTCTCCTATATTATCCTTGAATATTTTGACTTACTGAAGCTGGTTTTCCAACTGGAGATCCAGGTAATTGGCTATTTTGAGCCATAGCTTGAGCAACCATTCCAAGTTCATTAATTTTAGAAGTCAAATTTAATTTAAATGACTCTAATAACTCAATAGCTCCCACATCTTCCTCTTCTTCAGACATCCCATATTGACAAATTAATGATATCACAAATTGTAATCCATATGCAAGGTCTGTATTTTCATTTACTAATAAATATTTTTTATCTTTAGATTCAATTAGTTTTTCAACTTGTACTTCAATTGCATCTCTAGGTGCCCGTTTTAATTTACTAGTTTGTTCAATATCTGGTAAATTTAATAACCCTAAATAAGTAATTTGGTCAATCATTCCGTTATTATATAAATCAGTAGCTAGATCTTTTCTAGCAGAAATACTCATTGGTAGCATTGAAGATGTATTAACAGAAAATTCAAATTCATCTTTATCTAAATCAAGGGCTTCTAGACAGATCTTTTCATATAAGCCTTTATATTCCCCTTTAATTTCTTTTACTCCAGAATCTCTTAATTCTTTTAATGCTGAAATGGTTTGTTTTCCTAATGCAATCATAAAGTTATCTAAAGATTTACCAAATTCTTGAAATCTATCAGTTTCAATATTTGTAAATTCTTGTAATGCAACTTTAGATGCACCAGAACCTAAAATATTTTTACCAGTTGAACTCATTTGGTTTAATCCAACTTCTTCATAGCAAGATTTAATTAACCATTGCAATCTTTCAAACTCTGTAGGTGGGTATCCTGAAAATGAATGCCATTGTGGAGTATTGGCTCCAGTATATGTCCCAACTTGGGCTACTTCATTATTTTTTATAACCATACCGTTGTTATCATCATTAGTTCCTTTTTGAACAAACAAAATAGGAGATCTTGATTTAGCTGCTGCCTCAGTCATAAATGATAATATTTGATTTATTTGTGATTGTTTTGATTCTAATTGTTCTGGAATACCAGATGAATAAAATCCAACATGTGATTTATTCCAAGTTAGTCTTGCAATCGGTAATTCTTCTCTAGTATATTCTTCATCTAATAGTATACCATAATTACAAACAATAGTGTGTTTACCTTTTACATCACCAAGTTGAACTTTCCATGCTTCAACAATTTCTATATAGTCTGAAAATTCTTTTACGTTTTCAATCTTATTTTGAGTTACAAATTGAGAATTTAATTTAGCTTGAGCAGACTTATATAGCATTTCATATTTTTCTTTAAACTCTGGATATTTAGCAAATATTACATCTTTTAACATAAATGTAGTTTGGTAATAACAAATAGGTTTACCATACATTGAATCTAGTTTTGATACATAATTATCTACTGGAAGTATTCTTGTATATTTAACTTTTTTTTCTTTACTATCAGCATATACTTTTATATCTAAATCACCATGAATTAATGAGTGTTTTACTAAAGTACCCCAATCTTGAAAAATTCCTCCAGCTCTCATAGCCATATATACTGCTTTATCAATACTTTTTGCTTTAATTCTATCAGTAATACATCCACCATCAGTTACTAATGATACTTTTGGTGGGTTTAAGCACGCTTTTGCAACCAATGTATCAATAACTGATTTAATTACGTTATAATTTACTCTATATTTGTCTTTATCAGATCTTCGTGGTTTTGAAGAAGTTTGTTGTATATAAAAACCCATATCAGAAGATTGAGGTTTACCAGAATACATTTTTAAATACTTAGTATGGTCATATAATCTATAATCTTCTTCAGATAAATGACGAACTGTAGAAATAATAGCTCTTTGCATTTCATCTTTATCTTCAATATTAAACCAAGGCACTATAGTAACTGTCATTTTTAATAATCCTCATAGGTAAACGGCACATAGCCATCTAGTGTATCAACCATATCATCATTTTTACGCTTTTCAAAGCGGTTTTGCTTTTCTTTTTCATGTTGTTTTTGATTTTCTGTTCTTTCATCAACTATAACTACCTGTTCTCTAAACCAATAATGCCTTGCTTGCAAATACCCATATAATCCTGCATCACACATGTGATTAGGTGCTTTTGGATCTTCTGAAACCTTACCATTTTCACCTTCTTTTGCAGTAGTTTTCTTTTTTAATTTAGATGCTTCAGTAATCCATATACAATCTTCTTTAAATTTAATTTTTCCCCTACGTAAATCTGTATTCATTAAGCGAATATGTTCAAATTTACCCATTTTATCGGCAGAAGTAAACCCAATTTGATATCTATTTTCAATAGTTTTAATACCTTGCGCATTTTGGGAGTCAATTACAACACTTATTATTGGGTATTGTGCTTTGAATTCTAAAACTTTTTCAGCAACCCTATCTAAATCACATTTTTGTTCATAAAATTGATCTAATTGATACAAATTTGGGTCATTTGGGTTCCACCCCCATACAATCATTGCAGTTTCATCATTCCAACCAAGGTCAACTCCTAAAATACAATCAATTGGTTGTACATCATGTGTGTATACATTTTCAAGTGGATTAAATTTATATACTAAATTTTCTAAATCTACATAATATTCACCTAACCATTCTTGATAATATTCAGGCGTCTCTACAAATTTAGGGTTTGCTTCAAGTATATCATTTAGTACACCTTGAAGAATATCCCTCATCAACATACCTTTTGTTGATTCATGGTCAGATACGCCAATATTGTCTTTCCATGACCATTTATAACGACCCCATTTTAATTTTTGTGGTTTTTCAGTACAGTTTATATCATAAAAAAAGCCAAGACGTACATCACCAGGTGTACCAATCATTTTAATTCTACCATGTCTTTCAGATACGGTAATTAAGAGTCGTTTATATACTAAGTCTCCTACATTGCCTTTAAAAGATTGAACCTCATCCAATATAACTAAATCGTATGGTTCACCTAGTACTTTATCTATTTCTTTTTCTGTAGAGTCAAAACCAGTAAGTTTTATTTTTGATCCATTTTTAAAGTAGATTTCCATTCTTACTTCATCAGTTTTAAAATCTCCATCTTCTAAAAATAAATCTCCCCTATCAATTCTTTTAAGTCCTAGCTGACTTAATAATTTCATGATAGGCATCCAACAGATTGATTTTGCTTTATCTTTAGTCAAAGTACCATATAATATATTAGCATTAGGTATATCAAGTGCTACGGCTACCATTTCTAGTTTTGCACCTTCTGATTTACCTGCACGGCGTGTACACAATGCAGAACTTAGCAATTCTGTACTTGTCCAAAATTCTTTTTGTTTGTCAAACATTCTATTTCTAAGTTCACATGCTAAATCTTTAAATTTATTAGATACAGATTTAACAGCAATAGAATATCTTGCCCTTGCTTCATTATCTTCCTTTATTCTTTGTATTTCTTTGTCTAGTGATTTATATCTTCCAACTAATGCCATATTATGACCCTAGTACATTATAGTATCTTACTAATGGTTTCAATCTCAATGCTTTAAAAAATAAATTTAAATTAGGTGTTTTGCAAGGTACTTCAATATCGTTAATGACTAATTGTATAGTATTTCTAAGTAGTTGAGTACCTATTCCTAGTCTATGATAACTTTTTTTTACATATATAA